TGTACCACGAGTTAATTTATGATGAGAAAGAAAAAGCGAAAGTATCCGTTACGGCAGGAGACTTCACCAGAAATGAACAGAATACTGAATAATCACGCTGACTGGCTAGATTATAACGTTTCTAAAGTAGAAGGTAACAAGTGTAGAAAGCAAGCGATTGCTTATGCGGTAAAAGATGAACGACAGAAAGGAGTAAAAAAACATGAGAGACGATCTTATGGTGCAACAACAAGTTAAAAATGTATGGCAACATATGGTAGGTGTTATCTGTTTAAACCAGACAGGACGTAAGAAAGTAAAAAAAATATTACCATCCTTCTTTGATAAATTCCCAACTCCAGAGGCATTATTACAGTCAAATAAAGAAGTAATTGCAACACATTTACAAGAATTAGGTATGAAATATGTACGATCTAATAGAATATGGAGAATGACAGAAGAATATCTTTATTGGGATGGTGAAGACGCAACAGAATTATTTGGTATTGGTAAGTATGGAAGTGATAGCTACAGAATATTTTATAAAAACGAAATACCAGAAAACGTACAAGACAAAGAATTGAAACGATATATACGAGAGGAGATGGATGACTGATCAGACCAAGTGGGGCATAGACCTGGTTCACACCAAGAATAAGGCTATAAAACGTCAAAAAGATATCATAAATAAGGCAGTTTTAGAAGTAGAGAAGTTAGAGGAGCAATACATAGTTGAGCTGATGATGGAAATTGAGGCGATTTATGAGCGTAAATATGGCGATAATGAGGCAAAAGACACAAAGAATAAGATTCTGTGACAGATTATAAAAAAATATTTTTTCTCTCCGAAAAAAAGTGTCCAAGTGTACTTTTAGCTGTTTTTCAGCATAAAATAAGGTCAAAAGTAGGACACTTTTTGGTACACTTTTTATATTTGGTACACTTTTTAATGTACTATTCAAATTGCGTTTCGCGCGCGCGAGTTGTTTTTTTAAAAAAATAGATCTGTGAAATAATCTTATATATGCTAAATAGAAATCATGCCTAGGAAAAGAAGAAAAGCTATCAATACTGAAACTACTCCTGATATACCTTTCCAGAAAGTCAGAGTGGAGTGGGTCGACTGTGTGAGTGACTCTGGCTGGGCTACAGAGAAAGAATTTAACAAAATGAGATTAGCTACTCCAGTTAATGAAGGTTGGTTGTACGAGAAGACTGATAAACATATTAAGATGTTTGCGTCTTATGACAAGGATGAAGATGGTATTACTTTTGGGGATCGGACGATGATTCCTCGACAGTGGGTAAAGAAGATTCAGAAGTTGGGGTAACGTCAATTATCTGTGAGTAGTCGTCTAAAATTTGTTTCATCTTTGCTTCTAGTTCTTGTTCTGACATATCTTCTAGTTTACCAGTTTTTATTATTTTTCTGTCTATGTATAATCCTGCTGCCTTTCCACGATTTGCTTCAGCGTTTACAGCAGAAGAGAAAGAACCTTTCTTCAAAGCAGCTTCTCTAAGTCTTGCAAGTTCTGCAATGTGACCTTCATAAGTTACTTCATGTTTACGTAATCTTTCTTCTTTTAATTCACCAATATATTTTACAACAAGTGGTGAGTATCTTGGGTTAGTTAGTTCTGATCCTTCACGCATAGCTCTATCTTTACTATAACCCGCAGCTATAGCAGCTTCACGTTTAGTCATTGGCCCGTCTGGTCCACCGAATACTAAATACTCAGCAAATCTTTGTTGCATCTCTGTTAATCTTTTTGGTACTCCCATGTTTGACAATTTAAGGGAACTGTCCTATAAAGTCAACTATGTTTGTAAAACATTTGCAAGAGTATTTAGACCAGTTCACAAATGGTAAGAAAGGAAATGCAATATCTAACGCAACTATCTATATGGAAGTTAACAACCATTTAGAAAAAATTGCAAGAATTGAAGTTCAAGAGTCAAATATTATTGGACAAAATTCTATTCGTGTTGTATTGAAACCTGAACAAGAAAGAATAATTGTGTCGCCTACGATACACAAGTAGACCACGTTACTTCCCTTGAAACCAGAACAAAAATTTTATGAAAAGATTAAGAAATCTTTTAAGCAATTTTCGCTTATTAGACTTGAAAATAATAGCTTACATGGGACTCCTGATCTACTGGTCTGTAATAATAACGGGCACTTTTTCACAATAGAACTGAAGGTATGCAAGGGGAATAAAATAAGGTTTTCACCACACCAAATAGCCTTTCATTTTAAGCATCCACACAATACATTTATCATGGTCCAGCACCTTGGTTCAGGGTGCGTGAAACTTTTTCGTGGTCAAAGAATCATGGAGCTTGAAGCTTGTGGCTTTGAGCTTGAAGCTTGCAGCTTGGGGCTTGATGCTTGCGGCTTGATGCTTGGAGCCTTGGGCTCCGGTAAAGAATAAAACGGCTTAGCCTGCAGCCCTGGGTGCCCACCCCGTCCCCAGCATTTTAACGGTGGAATTGACTGCAGGTTCCATGCCTGGGCGCATTGCCCGATCAGTAACCTGATCACACGTATACTATATCCTGGATTGTCCTTCATGTCAATGATTATTTTTGCTTGGAGCTTGTAGCTTCAAGCGCAGCTTGAAGCTTGGTGCTTGCTGCTTGAGGCTTGTGGCCCTGACCAGGGCGCACGCTATCGACACCGCTAGCGGGATCTACCGAATCGCTAATGGCCTGGTCAGATTTATTACGCTTGCGTAATTCTGTATAATATTTTGGATGTTTGAATACGTGCATTAGTGTTTACCGTATATAACAGATTTAACAGACTTTGACCAGCACGCTCTACAGTCTAAACATTTTCCGCCCTGAGTTGGCGCTGGACATGTTCTTTTGCTGTCATCAGTCGTGACGCCTGAGTCATGGCTCCAGGCTGCTGGAACTGGCCCATCAATTTTAGATCTAGACAACCTGATCACCAGGTTGTCTGGGACCTCTTCAGGGGCTGGCAGGAATTGCCGCTCCTGGGTTGGTAACCAGTGTTTGGTGTCTGGTGTTAGTTTACAAACTTCTATAATTTTTTTCATATGCTCGCTGCTCTGTACATCGCCAGCGTCGTGCCATCTAAAAAACTTTTGTCTCTTAATTACAGCTGCCATTGCGGTGACCCATTCAGGATGTTTAATTGCTTCTAGCCTTCTGTACTGTGCAGCTTTGATTGCTGGGTAACGTGTATAGTTGCCCTTCTTAGCGTAACAATAAAAACAAGGCGTGCCTTCTACTTTTGATAGTTTCCATCCTGTCTTGCATTCCCATGCTGGCAGGCTGTAACTCAGGCCAGGCATCTTACTTGTTTTTGTAAAGCTGTCTGTAATTTTTAATGCTTCATTTACTTTCATGTCTTTCTCCTTTATACTCCTGGATAACATTATAATTTAATCTTGTCAAGCTTGCAGCCTGACGCTTGCAGCTTGAAGCTTGTCGCCTGTAGCTTGGTCCTTGTTGCTGGAGCCATCGCCAGTGCCCGATGTAAATCTTCTGCATCGGGACTCCTGGACGTCTACTCACGCGACCTCCTTCGTTGAAGCTGGTGATTTGTTAACCACGGTCACGCCTGACTCAGTCTCGATCCAGACTCTGGCACCGCAGCTGAGAGGCTTATCAGGGCTGTAAACAACCTTGCAGGGACCATTGACTGTTACCTCATGGCCGTAGTTATTTGATTTATATGTCTTCACTGTAATGACCGGTTCGTTGTAACCATTGGATGCATTACGTTTTATGATGTGCTGGTTTATGTGTATGTATTTTTTCATTTATACCTTTCTGTTAATGCGCTGGTCCGTGTATCAAGACGCCCCATTTGGCGATTTACATGACTCTGTCGGGCCTCATCTAGTTTCAGTTGCCTCCCGTCCAGCGCTGCATTTGCAATAAATGCGTTGTCTTATGTATATCAAGGATTATCCTTGATGTCAAATTTTATTTCAAGTTATCCACAGGCTTGGAGCTTGTGGCTTGAAGCTTACTTCTACAACTACAAGTTGTAGTTGCAAATTAGAATCATTCTAAAGTGGCTGCCGGTAGGTCTCACCCGGCTTTACCCTAACGCGTGTCGCGCATCGCATCCAAGACCAATTGGACCACTTATTCAAAGAGCCAAGACCCAGTGAAGACGTCTTACAGCAAGAGGTGTGACACTGGGCATGGTCTATCAAAATAAATTTAAACAATGTTTTTTTATTTTGATTTATCCTATATAATCCCTTGACATTTATTTGTCAATACACTAAAACAATTTTTATGAAAGGAAATATAAATATGGAAAAACAAAAAAGAATAACACTTAACGCAGATAAGCGAAAAG